GCACCTCGGTAGCACGACCATGTTGGGGTCGTCATCTACGTTCCCCGTCAGGGAGCGCATCAGACGAGGATACCCATCTAGTTCAACAGGACGACGCGAACTTGTTAGTGCGCGTACGGCTATCTCACTACATGAGTTCTTAGCATTCCATCTACGCTTGAGAGAACCCAAGTGTGGATGGTGGTCGACGAAACATGGAAAAGTGATCAAGACATCCCAACGCGGAACGAATCCGTATAGGGATGTGATCATCTTCTCGATGAATGCCGACGTACGAAACATACTTCTCTCGTGGAATGAATTCCGGTAAGAGATGTACGATTCGTATTGCTTCCCATCATGGTTATTCGCCTCGTCCCACACGGTTTTCAACCGAATTGGCTGGACTTCGACGCCTTTGTATGCGTCTAGGCCACAGCTTTCGCGGAAGTCACCGTGAGTGAAGGACTTGTCCAGGTTGACTTTCAGTCCAACTTGTTCAAGCACTTCGACGATCCGATCGGTGTGTGTCGTTGGAGCGACGATGTCGTCACCGTAGACATACACATCGGAGATCGAGGCATTTCTAGACTGACCCTGAGCAATCAGGGTCGCAACTGTTAAACTCCAGAAGCAAAGAGCCTCTATGGGAAAGCAGATAGCTGAACCCATTGGGGCAAACTTCGCGAGGGGGATAACACTCCCATCAGGGAGTTGAGTTGCGTCGCTACGTAGAGAGAGTAGGTACCTGACCTGATCAACAGGAAAGATACGCTTCACAAGCTCTACGCTTACTCGATCGGATGCGTCCTTCATGTCAAGTGTGCCGTAGTAGTGGTGTAAGGATGATTCCTTAGCCAAACTCCGGTTAACATCTTGGCGAGTGAAGTTGACGTGTCCCGATGTCAGGGGGTGCGACTCGAGCCATGGTACTATACACCGGGCATAGCCCTGTTGTACATACTGCAACTCGAGAGGCTCCATAGAGATAAGTCTCGGACCGCGGGAATCCTTGGGAACAAGGACGACCCGTGCGGTTGGGGACTCAACTCTTTCGAGGGTGCGATACCACTCGACCTGATCAAGAAGCGACTGTCTAGTCCTTACCATGAAGTACTCATAGTAAGGGTATGACTGATGAATCGAGGAGTAGAGGCGTTTGAAATGCCACTTATCCTCTAGAGATTCACCAGTAGCCACTGCACCAGGTCCATGACGCGGTCTGATTGCTCTCGGATCAAACCCACTGAACACGCTGCTAAGAAGATCAGCAGCAATGTCCAGTACACGGGACAACGACGAATCGGCGTCCCACAGGGTGATAAGAGCGCAATCTTTGAGTTCCGCCTCTGTTGCACAGAACGTTTGTAGAACATCGTTCTCTTGCTCCAGGGTGTATGGAAGCTCAAGCTTGTAGACGGCGTAAAGGATTTGCCGAGTGAGACGTACTACACTCGGTTCTGGTTCACTCCATCGTCCTTCACGGATGGAGAGAGCAAGGACACCTTTTAGAAGGTCTCCTGTATAGCGAGGTGCTATATATTGCCCTGTCTCCATCGCACGATCGTAAGCTTTTCCCATTGACGGGAGGAGCTTCGTATAGATCGTGTGTCCTTCCTTAAGACCACGAGCATGTAAATGCTCGAGGTCACGTTGGAAAGATTTTGCGGAAGGTGCCTGATCGAGGAGTGTGCAGAGATCTGCGAACATTTCCCGATACAGCGGAGGAAGGAATTCCTCAACCCATCTCTTCCCAGGGGCCATTCTATGGTTCCTGTGTGGATCTATGGCTAAGGAGAACCGACGCGTCAAGCAAGCTACACAGCTTACTTACACCCGCTCAGGGAACTAAGGACTACAGCTCGCCTCGGTACAACTTGTCGAGGTTGGCCGTGACCAAGAAGTTCCGAATGACGTTCGTCATCTCGTCCGACATGGCGCGAGTAATCACGCCAGTGCGGGGGATGACGATCGTGCAGTTGATGACCGCCTCGTTGAGCTCACCGGTCACCGCATCCTTCTCGGTGCGGCGAAGGGAGATCAGATGGCGATCACGATGCTGAGCGGTGCCAACCTTGCCCTCTTCCTGGTGTTTGAGATCCAGGAAGGTCGGGAGAACGACCGTCGTCGCGTTGTCGATGCGACGTGCAGTCTGTCCATCCGACTTGGTTGGGGTGAAGACGCGGGATACGGTACCGTTAGAAACGGTAATGTCTCCAAATGCCATAGCGCTGTCCTTTCGGGTGCGCACACACGTGTGCACGCGGGGGGGTGGGGTGGTTACTGCCTAGAAGATCTTACGGTCACTCAACCGTTGATCAATCAAGGCAGCCAGGATTTCCCATTGCCCGAGCGAGAGCTCGAGTCCGCTAGAGGTACTAGTTGGTGGTAACCCGTGGTGACGCGAGTACTGCTTCACGATGCCGGAAGAAAGTTCATGAACATCCTCCGAGCCGTCGAGATTCGTTATCACTGCAGAGGCTTTCCATGTGTGGAAAGTCTTCACAGAATAATGAGACTCACGGATTGTGAGCCCGGCGGTAGTCGAACCAAAACTACCCTCTTCAGAGAACGGGTCTCCTTCGAGTTTGTCAAGGAACGATTCTACATCGATGAACCAGCCTATGAGCCAAGACATCCTCGTCAAGTTCCATATGGTCTTGAAGGGGTTGTTTAGGCCATAGTACACCGATAAGGCGTCGAAGTTAGCCCAGAGTGAATCTAGGCCACGGAGACGGTTCAACGTGCATATTTGGCTACACAGCTTATATGCAGTGAGCTCAGTCTCAACTCGAACGCCATAACTAACAGTAGACCTCACATCAGTCGGGATCGTAAGAAGATTCCGAGAAATGTGGATCAAACGGTTAGTTTCCTTACTGGCTACGCACTCCAAGTCAGGAGGGCTACTCATACGATTGAGATGCCAGAAAGGAATTCCCTGCATCTTGCGCAGAAGCGCGAGACGCTTCCATGGTCCCTTGATAGACTTGATGATCTTCATCAAATCTTGGACAAACGCTCCCCATCCGAATTTGAAGGATAGGAAAGCGCTTGAGAGGCGAAGCATGTCTTTCAGCTTCGGAATAACTTCTCCGAAGCCTTCGCGTAACTCTCCTAGGAAGACGCTCAGATCAACCGGTGAAGGTATCTTCTCAGTAGCAAGTTTGACGCTCTGGGAAGAAAACCTGTCGATCTGATCCGTAGGGATCGGTGCAAGTGCGTCACATATCCAGCTGATCGGGATAGTCGTGAAATTTCCATCCACATGGAGAACACGACCCTCTCGAGACCAAGCTTCAGGCCATTGAGATAGCCATGACTTGGACTTGCAGCTGAACTGAGAGCATTCGTACCAGGGACGTCGTTTGTCCGCACCACGGGCTGTACGCCCTTTTCGACCTTCGGTCTCATCTAACATGAGATCGTAAGTCGTCCAATACACGGAGTCCAGATTCACATCTGGAATCGGTGATTGGGGGAGGACATTCGGCTTACCAGAAGTGGGCATAGGAGCCGGATCGGCTACAAACGTCCACTTAAGGTTTAGTCCTGGAACGATTCTCTTACGGGTACGCATACCACTCCTTTCGCAGAAGTAAAGACCTGG